GGCCATCGACCTGGTGCTCGGCTGCACGCTCCGGTTCACCGGCAGCAGTGCCTTGGCCGCCGTGGCCGAGTCCCGCCGCAGCGTGTACCGGGTGCCATAGGTCAGGGTCAGCTCGGCCATCCAGCCCGAGCTGGCGTTGACCATCTGCACCGAGATGTCGCGGAGCCGCATGGTCTGGGCGAGGGTGGCCTGACTGAATGCGGAGGCGTAGGTCTTGCGTGGGTACAGGCCCGTCGTGATGGCCGCGGGCGAGGTCAGCGCCCGCAGGTCGACCAGGACGGATTCAGGCCCGTACGTCGAGGTCCCGGCGGTGTCCCACACCATCCACTTCTCGACGAGGCGGCCCGCCGACTCGTCCATGCTGGCGGAGATTCTGGAGGTTTGAATGGCCATCAGTTGCCCTCCATCGCGGCGCGGATGTTCTTGAGTTCCTGCAGCTGAGCGTCGAACACCTGAGCCTGTGCGGTGTTCTGGGCCATGCCAACGTCGAAAGCCGCGTTTGCCTGGCCAAGATCAAGCCCTTGGCCTCGCATTGCGTTGATGGGCATAAGTCTGGTTGGATCTTCGAGGATCTGGCCGAGGAGGTTCCCGACGGCTGCCGCTGCACCCTTTGCACCGAGCAACAAGTTCTGCCCGCCCTGCATCGTTGACAGCGATTGCATGAACGTCGCCATGACCCCGGGGCCCTCGACGGCCTGCTGCCTGCTGGCCTCAAGCACGAACCCACTTTGCGTGTCGGTGATCAGCTTGCCGATCTTGCCTTCCGACATGTCCTTGTTGAACTGCTCGATGGCCCTGACGCTCTCGCGCCGGAACTCGTTGAGCTTCTCGACAAACATGATGGTGCCCGCGAGCGCGGCGATGGGCGCCGCGACGGCCGCGACCCCGCCGCCCACGCCGCCCATGGCAAAGCCCTCGGCCAGACCGCCGGCGATCCCGAAGCCCCGGCCCAGGCCGGCCATGCCGAGCTTGCCCAGCACCTCGTTCTGCCGCTTGATGTCGGCCGAGAACTTATTCATGTCCCCCTTGGCCTTGTTCAGGCTGTTGGAGAAATTCTGCGTGCTCAGGTTCAGGGCGACGTTCAGGCCTACCTTGCGGCTCATGTGCGGAACCCTCCCGCACGGATGGCCGCCTTGGCCGCCTCACGGATCTGTTCCTCGCCGTACATCCGCACGGCTTCCCATGCCTTGGAGCGGTAGCGGGTGCGGCCCAGCACTCGCTTGTGGATCTTGTTGTAGGCCCCCACTTCTGGAAAGCGCCCACGCCAGCCCGCCGGGAAGAATGCACCGCCCGTCGGCATTTGGCCGCCGACGCCGACCCAGATCACCCGGCCCCGCTTGTACCGCTTGACTCGGTAGGTGATCGAGCGACGAAGCATGCCGCCCGGCTCGACCGCCACGATGGTCCCGGTGTTCGCGCCGTTCCGCGGGGTGTTGATGCCCTCTTCGCGGTAGCGGTTGTATTCGGCCTTGGCCTTCGGGGCGAACTTCTTCATCGTCCGCCTGGTCGCCTTGGCCCAGTCCCGCAGGTACACCTTCATGGTGTCCCACCGGATCTTGCGGTCAACGTCGTTCAGCGCCCTGTTGAGGAGCACGGTATCGGTCGGCTTGATCGTGAAGCTGACGCCCTGTGTTGGTCTAGCCATTTGCGTGCCTCGTCCCAATCCGTGGCGTTGATGCCGTTGGCCACCGCCAGCGGCGTCGTCAGCTCCATCCGATTGCAGGACGCGGCTAGGAGCCGTCTCGCGTCCCGACCTAGTTTCCCCCTTCGGAGTACAGGGCGTTCACCTGTTCCAGAAGGGGTTTGACCGCGTTCCAGTCGCAGGCCATCGCGTCCTCGAGCGTGGCGAACACCGGTTTGCCGTCCCGGTGCAGGTGGCGGGCGAGCAGCCAGGCGGACGCCTTGAGGTCCTCGCCCGGGTTCTTGGCCACGAAGTCGGCCAGCACCACCGCGTCCAGGACAGTCGGCCGGGTCAGCTCGCAGGCAACGCCCGCGAACTGGATGGGCTTCGGCTGGCCCTTCAGCGCCCGGGTCAGATCGTCCAAGTGCCATCTCCCACGAAGCTGATGGTGGCCTTGACCAGGTCATCGGTCGATGCCCTCGCGCTGACCTCGGTGATGAAGGCGTTGCCCGTCCAGGTCTCGGAGGTGTTCCAGGTGAATACGCAAGCCACTGCGCCGGTGGCGTTCTCCATCGCGTCGACGATGGCGGCGTGGTCGCTCTTGTCGTACAGCACCTCGATGCTGCCGGAAACGCGGGCGACCCCGTATTGGTTCTTTTCCCAGCTGTCGCCGAGCGACGTGATGGGCAGTACCGTGCGGGAGGCCGTGACGTTTGACGACTCCACGAAGAGCGACACGCCCGCGACGCTTGCCGCGGACAGGGCAGATGAGTTAGCCATAGAACACCTCGAAGGTGGAAACCGCGATGGATGGTCGGTGCTCGTCGCCCTCGCCCACCGCCATGGTGTCGAGGGTGCGGCCCTTGTAAATCACGCTGTTGACTGCGACGCTGGCGAAGGTGCCCGTCCGCTCGACGGCGGTACGCACCAGGTCGGCGTTGGTCAGGGCGTCGCCGGGCTCGTCCGAGATGCTCCGCACCTCGACCGTGGCGATGGCCTTGCGGGCGCCGATGACGGCCGTCTCGTCGGAGGTGACGTCGTAGTAGACGCACGGGAGGCCCTCGGCCTGGAGCCTCGAGCCGAGGGCGATCCGCCCGCCGACGGCGGTGCTGAGGGCCGTGCCGGGTGTGCCGGTCGTGAGCATCGAGTACACGGCCTTCTCGATCACTCGACCACCTCCACCACCCGGACGATGGCGGTGCGGTGCTTGTTCTTCATGTCCTGGATGGCCACGATGCTGCAGACCCGGCCGTTGAACGCCACCCGCCACCGCTCGGTGACGCCGTAGCGCTGCAGGGTCGGCCAGCGGCAGACCAGGTCAAAGGTGCGGATGACGGCCGGGCCGCCCCCCCACTCGCCTTCCACGGCCCCGACGTCGCGGACCTCGGCCCGCACGTACGTCTTGGTCGCCCAGGACGGGTTTGGACGGCCGAGGGCGTCGGTGGTGTCGGTGGGCTGCATGATGCCCACGACGGTGTTGAGGAGGCCGCAGGCGATCATCGCAGGGCACTCCGCACGCTACGAGCCTGCAGGATGACCTCGGCCGAGAACGGCACGGGCCGCAGGTCGACCGGGGCCGCCGCCTCCACGTTGGTGTACCAGTGAGCGACCAGGGCGATGCCGGCTTGCATCAGGTCGTGCGGCACGGCGTTGCCGAAGCCGCACGTGTAGGTAATGTCGACGGTGCCGTAGTCGGGCGACTCGTCGGTGTCGAAGACGAGGAGCGACAGCGGCCCGTCGGTGTACCGCACCTTGTAGTCGGTGCCGGGCAGGACGGCCGGTGCCCCGCCCTTCTCGTACACGATGACCGGGTTGATGGCGTTCGGGGCGCCCTCGAGCAGGCAGTCCTTGAACGTGTTGAGGTACTGCCGCTTCGTCGCCGTACCGAGCGTGAGCCCGGTGCGGTGCTCGATGTAGTCCTTGGCCGCCTTGACGAGGCGCGCAAGCTCCGCGTCGTCGTCACGGATCTCGACGCGCAGGGCCTGCCGGAGGTTGTCGAGCGGGATCCACAGCATGGGAAACCGGGGGCGAGGCGGGAAGCCCCGCCCCCGGGAGGTAGAAAGGAAGTCGAATCACTCGGACTGGACGAACGTGATGCCCGCGAACGCCTCGGGCAGGGTCACGTGGAAGTCGTACCGGGCGTAGGTGAACAGGTTCACCTGCAGGTTGGCGGAGCCCGAGTACGGGTCCACCATCATGGTCATGCCCAGACGCTCGAACAACGTGGCATAGTCGAGGTTGCCGACCATCACGCGGGTCTTGTTGCCCGTAGCAATGGCGGTCTGGTCGACCTGCTGGCTGATGATGTACGGGATGCCGTAGATGGTGCCGGGGATGCCGCCGGTGAGGTCCTGGGTGGGCCCGACCTTCCAGACGTACTCGTTGTCGCCGGAAGTGCCGCTCGAGGAAATCTTGACCTTGCGGATGCTCTTGAGCGCATCATCGTCCAGGATCCACCGGAAGTTGCCGGTGCGGTACTGCGGCTTCACCTTGTGGGCGCAGTCGATGAGGTTGTCGCCCGTGATGTTGGCGTACTTGTTGCCTCCGGTGATCTTCTGGCTGGCCGAGTGCGGCGCGTCCATCAGGCCACTGGTCCATGCGTTGCTCACGCCGCCCTGCACCATCGCCTTCTCAAGCAGGATGTTCATCGACGTGGCCTGCTGCCGCATGATGTAACCTTGCATGTCGGGGTTGCCGACCGCGTCGGCGAGGGCCTCGATGGAAACCGTGTTCCGCGTCACGACCTTCTTGGGGTCGACCGTGATCTGGGCGGTGAAGGTCGGGTCGGTCGCGCTGATTGAGCCCGCCTCGGTCACGAAGTTCGAGGCCGGGAGGGTTCCGCCGATGGGGATCTTCTTGTCTCCGTCAACGCTGACGCGGCTGACCTGGCCGACCAGCGTGACCGGGTCGTACAGCTTCTCGATGATCTGCTTGTACATGTCGGACGGCACGCCGATGTTGCTGGTGGCGGTCGAGATGGCCCGGACTTCCGAGACGTTGCCGGTGCGCAGGTAGTTCCAGAACGCGGCCCGGTACTCCGGGGTCGCGGTCACGTCGGACCCGCCGAGGCGGGCGAGCGGGGCCGGGGCGCTCCGCAGCTGGGCGTCGTTCGCCTTGGTCGCCAGCTGCTCGATCCGCTTCCAGCGGGCCGAGTCCTGGGCGGAAAGCTCGAGCTCGACGGCCCGCTTGTTGAGGGCGTCGAAACGCTCCTCCACCTCGGCCGCCGACCAGCCTTCCTTGTTGTCGTTCACCTTCCGCATCTCGGCGGCGATGCTGCCGAGCTCGTGGTGGATGCTCATGGTTGCCATAGTTCGATGCTCCGAATTTGCAGCTCGCGGGCTCGTCGCACGCGGGCGTCGTTGTTGGTTGACCTCAGGGCCGCCTCCGTCTGCGGATAGGCGGCCTGGATGACTACGGACACCTCGACGAGGTCGACGTCGAGAAGTGTTCTGGTGTTGCCCCGCCACTCGTCCTTGCGAACCGAGAAGCCGAAGGACATCTGGCCGTCGAGGTCGCCCCGCTCGAGGAGCGTGCGGACGTCGCGGCCGAGGGTGGTGTCGGGCAGGTCGGCCTCGAAGCGGAGGCCCTTGGAGTCGCTGGCGAGGCGGAGCGTCTTCGACGTGCGGCGGGCGAGCAGCTGCCCGGGCTCGTGGTTGTAGAGCAGCAGCACGTCGGGGTTCTCGAGCAGCGTCCGGTCGAACGCCCGCGCGTCAATCCGCTCGGTGAACTTCCCGCGCGGCCCGTAAAGCTCCTGGCTGTCGACGCCGAAGACGGCGGCGTAGCCGGTGAGGGTGTTCCCCTCGCGGGCGACCGGGGCAAGGCGACGTTCAACCCGTAAAGTCATTGACGCTCCCCGCCGTCTGGCTGGTGTCATCGCCGGCGTTGGTGGTGCCGCCGCCTGCGCCCATGTTCTTGGCCAGGATGAACTCGTCCCCGTCTGGGACAGGGTCGAGGTCGAGCCGTGCGCGGGCTTCGTTGCGGGTGATGATCGAGGCTTCCACGCCGGTGCGGATGGCGGCCATCGTCTCGGCAAGGGTCGGGCGCACGACGGTGTCGTAATCCCAGATCACGCGGCCGACGCCGCCCATGACCTTCCGGCGGTATTCCTGTGCCCATTGTTCGGCCCAGTGCGAAAGGCACGCATCGACGTACATCCTCAACAGCGCTTCCATGCCGGCGCCGGTAGGGCCCCCGCCGAGGTTGAGGTAAGGGCTGGGAACGCCGAAGATCCGGGCGATTTCCTCAACGGTGAAATTGGACGCCGCGACGTACACGCTGTCCTCGAGCGTGCCGCCGATCGTCTCGACCTTCATGCCCTCGGCCAGGACGATCGGCCGGCCGGCGTTGTCCGCGCCCGCGTGCCGTTCCATGTAGGAGTTAGCGATCCGCTGCTGTGCCTCGGGGCTGAGCGGTCCCGGGTGCACCAGGGCGATCTTGGGCACGCCGGCGTTGCCGAAGACTGCGTTGCCGGTACGGGCGAGGTTCTGACCGAGCGAGAACGAGTCACGAGCGGTGCGGATCGGCGATTTGCCCCAGATGCCGTCCGAGCCGAGGGCCTTCACGTGGAAGACCTCTTCGGGCTCGATCAGCCCCATGCGGGCGTGGCGATAGCGGATTGTCCCGCCGGTGGTGTCGAGCGAGATTTCTTCGGGCAGCAGCAGCTGCAGCTCGACCGCCTGGCCGCGACCGTCGCGGGCCACGTAGGCGAACGCGTTGCCGTACAGCAGGACGTTCACCATCATCGCCCTGCGGAACTCGAACTGCGTGTGGTAGCGCGAGGGATCGCCCTCGAGCAGGTCGCCCGCGCCTCCCTCGACGCGGGCGCCCAGCCGTGCGATGTCCCCACTGATCAGCTGCACCGCGCGATATGCGGCGGCGATCCGCAGGGCGCCTTGCTCTGTGAGGTCCGGCGCCGCTGCGGACGAGATGGGCCACCATCCGAACGTCGAGACGCTCGGTGCCGATCTGCGCTGCAACGTACCGCGAAGCCAGTTGAGCATCGCGCCCCCGGACACAGGATGTAGCCGCCCCCACGGAAGCTACTCAATGCCCGAGGCCTCGTAGACAGACGCTGCTCGGTTGGCCTCGAGCGAGTACGAGTGTACCGCCATCAGCGCAGACATCAAGGGATCGATGATCTTTCGCCCGGTCTTCACCGGACGGATGTTCCCGTTGTTGTCGCTCCACACCTCGACGTCGGCGCATGCCCGTCTAAATATTTCGTCCGCCTGAAACACCATGCGCTTCGACACCCAGTAGTTCTGGAATACCTGACACGCAGGGCCGAGCGTCGAGATGGTCATGGGGTACTCGACGAGCGGGACCGCATCTTGATGAACTAAACACTGCGCGAGGTACGTCGAGCCCCACTTGTCGAACGCCACCTTGCGGACGTCGAAGAACGCCCGCCACGCCGCGACCTGGTCGCGGATCGCCTGGTAGTCGACCTCGCGGCCGGGCGTCAGGCAGATCCGGCCCTCCGATTCCCACCTCCGCAGGGGCATGGCGTACTCAAGCTCCCGGTCACGGGCGCTGTCCTGGGGCCACCAGTACTTGCCGACGATGGCCAACCGGCCGTCCTCCATCGGGACGCAGGCCACCAGGGCGCTCATGTCGAAGCTCTTCGACAGGTCGAGCCCGAGCCACGCCGGACGCCCGCGGAGCTTCTCAAGCTCGACAGTCGCATCGTCCCAGTAGTCCATGTTCAACCACCCCCCCACCCCATACTGCGGGCGGCACAGCTGGTAGCGGGCGAACTCGTCTTGCTTGACCTTGGAGACGCTGCAAGACGCCCACAGGTCGCGGATGCCCTGCAGGGTCGGCTGCACCGGCAGGCCCGGGTTGGCCTTCAGCCATACCGCCTCGTCGTGCAGCTCGTCGTCGTCGTCCACCCCCCACAGCCAGTACTGGTTGGAATCGATGTCGATCCTTCCCTCGAGCACCGCCTGCCCGGTCTTGACCTCGTCGGCGTACCAGTTGTCGGGGTTGCTGCCGGGCGTCGAGATGACCACGCCCAGCGTTTCTTTCCGCTTGGCCGCCGTGGTGGTCAGCTTCGTGGCGAAACGGCCCCGCCACTCGTGGGCCTCGTCGCCGATCCACAGGCTCGGGTTCAGGCCGTCGAGTGACTTCGAGCTCGTGGTGTGGGCCGAAAGCTTGCAGTCAGCTCCAAGGCGCTCAACCGTGTACTGCCTGCTGACCAGGTCACCACCAGCCCGGTTGCTCATGGTCTTGGCAGTGTTCAGGAGCGTGGCGGCCTGGTCCCGCTTGTTGGCGATGATGTCCACCCGCCGGCCGGCGGCCGTGGTCAAATCGAACAACGCCAAGGCGGCCATGAACGTCGTCTTGCCGGCCCCGCGGCCCACCTGCACGAGGGCGAACTTGGTGCGTCTCAAGCCGGTGTCTTTCCGCCGCCATCCGTACAAGCCCGCCACAACCCACAATTGCCAGGGCAATAGGCGGTAGTCCTGGTCCGAGTCGTCACCCACCAGACCGCAACGGTGCACGAACTGGGCGATGCGTTCAACCGTGTTCCAGTCCATCTCAAGCTCGGGCCGCTCGAGGTCACGGGCCCACCGTTCCGCCGCTAGCCGGATGTAGGCCCCGGCCGGAAGCGAGCCGTCCAAGATCGATTGGACGTAGCCAGTGACGGTTTCTTTGGCGTGGACCCGGACGGGCCGTCCCTTTGGGCGCGATAATGTCATGGTTTTCAGCCTGATTTTCCTTGTGCGCTTTTTGCTGAGGTGCGGCGGGTACCTCAGGACCGTCAAAAACGGGGTTGGCTACCCCCCCCTAGGGCCACCCTCATTATTTTGCAAATAATGCGGGTTTGACCTTAGGAGGTCGCCAAACCGTCGTTGACGGTCCGAGAATCGGTGGTTGATGTCAGCTCAGCGGCTGTGATGGGCCCGGTGGCACGGGCCGCAGATGCTCTCGAGGTTGCTGTAGTCGAACCGGTGGCCTCCAGCCTCGATGGGCACCTTGTGGTGCACCTCGGTGGCGATGGCCCCACAACGCCCGCAGAGCGGGTAGGCGGTCAGCTGGCGTCGCCTGATGGTCGACCACCAGCCCGAGTACTGGACGCGTATACGAGGCAACGGCTGCCCAAAGGAGGGCAGCTGGAGCTTGGGGATGCTGGACATCCGCTTGCTAGGCACGCCACCCCTTGTGACGGGCCAGCATGACGACCAGGTCGTAGAGCCGGTCAAGCCTGACGGTGCAGCACCAGCGTGTGTCCTGGTCCACGCGGTGGATCAGGAAGGGCAACGCCCGCTCGAGGGCATCCCGCTCGGCCTGCTGCAGGAACTCCTCGGCCTGGTCGGGGGTGATGGCGTTGCGCCGCCGCTTCACCTCCACGTGGAGTTGGGGCAGGCATTCGACGCTCAGGTCGGCATCGCCCGCAGCGCCGCAGTACTGGGCGTTGCGGCGTACGGCACACTCAAGGGCGGCCGTCAGGGCTTTGGCCGCCTCGAGCTCGCCCGCCTTGCCCTTGGCTCGGCTGTTCATTGGGCGGCCCCTCGAGGCCAGACCTGAGCCCGGCCATGAAGGCGTCCTTGACGTACCAACCCAAGCACCCGAACAGCAGCAGGAATCCGATCACGCCCGCCCAGAGCAGGCCGGTAACCACGGGGTGACGCTTCTTTGTCTGGTTCATGCCATCTCCTTGTCCCGACAGGGTACATCGTCATGCCGTCAGCCTGCCTTCCTTGAGGAGCTTGAGACGCCGCCAAGCCTCGGCCGCGTCCTGGTGGTTTGGAACCCCGCCGTTCCCGACCCGGGGGTCTGGCGGGGTGGGCGGGACGTCCGCCCGGAGTCGTTGGCGGATCGCCTCGGCAAGCGACTCGTACCGCGTGCCGGGGGCGTCCTCTTCCGCCGGCGTAGCCCGCAGCTCCTCGAGCTGCTGCGGGCGTAAACGCCGGGGTTCTTTTTCTGGTTCATTCTCTGGTTCTGATCCATGCGCCGTAACGGCGCACCTGGTGCGCCGTATCGGCGCAGGTGATGCGCCGTTACGGCGCCGATTGGCGCCGCTGCGGCGCACCTCGACGTCGACCTTTCGGACGACTTCTGAGGGCACCTCGAGCATCTCCCAGGTGAGCGACTTGCCGTTGCCGGACGACTTCAAGACACCGCCCTTTCGGAGGTGTCCGAGGACCGTCTGCAGCGTGCGTCGAGGAATGCCGGAACGCTTCGCCAGCGTCTCGATGGACGGCCAGCACGGCCAGCCCATGTCGTTCATGACGAGCAGGATGTACCGGCCCAGCGGTGCCAGCGGCATCGCGAGTATGTAGCTGCTTGGTAGGTGGTAGCCCATCGGGCCTCCCTATGCACCCCTCCCGGCCCCGGGGCGTGAGCGACGGCTTGACCGCCGGCCCCGGGGCCGAGCAAGGAGTGCACGAGTGGATTCAGAAGGGGATGTCCGCGTCGGGGTCGTTGGCCGGCGGTGGCGGCAAGCGCCGTCCGATGCCCAAGATGCCCTCGACGTTCAGGTACTTGCCGCACTTCGACCGCTTCCAAGCCACCTCGACCTCGGAGCCCTGCAACGCCTGGGCGTCCTCGAGGTGGTGAGCGGTGAACGAGCCGAGTTTGACCATCCCGTACTCGGTCTCGACCTCGAAGCCGATCCGCTTGGTGCCGGGCTTCGGTGCCCAGACCTTGGCCAGCGTGCCCGTGAACCGCCCGCCCGTCTCTTCTGGCGGCGGGAAGACCGTAGAGACGGGCGTGGGGCCCTTGGCGGGCGTAGGAGCCTTCGCAGGCTGATACTCCACCTCGGGCATCTCCTCGGCCGTGACGCTCTGGACGCCCGCCCCGAGGCCGGCGAAGAGGTGGCCCACCGCCAGCCTCAACGCCCGCCCCGCTGCCCTGGTCGACGCCATCGCCCGCCGGGCGAAGTGTGGCCGGGTGTTCCACGGCCGCTCCTCGTCGTCAACCATGCCGGTCCCGCGACCGATGACCGCCCCGGTCGGGTCGAGCACCTCGGCCGTGCATTCCCAGTAGCCGGGCAGGTCATCGGTCGCGGGGACGTACCTCGAGCCGCCTTCGGCCTCGCGGACGCTGTAGCCAAGGGCTGCGGCCACGGCGGTGGCCCCGGCGACCTGGACGTACCGCTTGCCCTGCAGCTCGATGGTGAGGTGCTGGACGACGTACTTGGCGATGGCCGAAGGCAGGGCCTCGGGCACCGGCCTGGACAGCACGATGTCGTTCAAGCCTGCCCCGCCTTCGCGTTGTAGGCCTCGACCTGGTGGGCGTCGATCGCCCGCTCCAGCTTCTGCACCAGCTGGTCGCAGGTCTGCCCGTTCAGGTTGCGGGTGTCCATCCCCAACGCGAGGTCGATCAGCTTCTCCGCCGGGAGGTAGCCCTGGTGCAGGCTCCGCAGGAAGCACGCCCGCAGGAAGGACAGGTTCTCGGTGTGGTCCGGGCTCGGGCTGCCGGCCACCAGCAGGGTGAGGTTCCCCACCAGCTGCTGCAGGTCGTCGATCTGGTCCTGCAGGCAGCTCTTCGTGTCGAACGTGCCCTGCTGCAGGTTGTCGATCTGGTCCTGAAGGTCGCTGCGGGTCTTGCTCAATTCGGTCTTCATTTGCAGGCTCCTTGGCTTCGCCTGGGCCTGCCTGCGGGCCTTCACTCGAGGTCCCAAAACAGGCATTACCAGACTTAAAGCGTCTGACGGTATATCGGCGGGTGGGTCGTATGTCAACGAAACTTCAATGCGTTCCCGCTTTTGTCCCTCCCTTTGTTCCACTCAGCCGCCATGCGTTCGGCGAAGCTCCGGTTGAGCCCAGCCTTGTACTTCCAGTCGCAATTTAAGAGCGCCGGGTCATCGGAACCCACGACGCGCCAGAGGCTTCCGGTTTCCTTGATTACCCACCACTCGTGCATGGGGCATCTCCTTGCCAGAACTCTTGGCGCAGGATCTGCCGTAGTCAAATGCAGTCACCGCAATAACTTGCGGCATTTAGGTCCGGGAACTAGTCAGCACCCTCGCGGAACGGCACCACGCGGTTCAGGGCCGCCCGCCTCCCGGCACACCCGCAGTCCTCGCCCGCGACCTTCTTGACCACGGCCGCCACGCCGGTCACCTGGGCGACCTTGTGAACGACGTCGCCGAGGCCGCGGGAACGCCCGCGGTAGTGCTCGCAGGTGTCGCAGGCCGCGGGCAGCTGCTCGGGCGTGGCGAGGCCCAGCAGGCACACCGGGTCAGGGCGGGAATGGACGCAGGTCAGGTGCATGCGGTGATCAGGAACTTGAGGCCATTGCTGCCTGGCGGAAGCGTCACACCCTCTGAAACCGTGAGGCAATATCCGAGCGAGCCAATCACGGTTACGCCATCAAAACATGGGCTTGTGTAGTCGACCGGTGGTCCGGACGGACATGGGCAGATCGGCGCCAAGTTCAAGAAGGTCAAGCATCCGTCCATGTAGTCCACGCCGGATGCGTCAGTCATGGGCTCGTCCATCAAGTCTTCGGGGCAGGTTCCGACCCATCGGCTCCGATGACGGCAATCCCAGATTCCACCGACCCCCAAACGCGCGCCGATGACCGGCTGTGTTGAAGTTTGTGAGCAGCAGTCTGAGTCAGATCCCGCGGCTTTTCTGCCTTCGGCGGTGATGCTCAGCACGGCTTGGATGTTCTGGTCATCGCACTGACCGGGGGTGCAGCATCGGGTGTATAGGTTGCCTCTCAGGTACGAGAAGTACCCATTCAATCCGGTGCCAAGGTTGTCGAGCGGCACGTCGGCCGTACCGGCGCACGTCCGGTTGCCGATCGTGCAATCACCCTCCTCTTCCTTGTCGAGGCAATTGACGAACCACGAATTGGCGGTGGTGATCATGCGGCCCGTCTGCTCTTCGCCGTCGACATACGTGTACCAACAGCATCCGCCGCAGGATCCGTCAGCGTTTACGGAGTTGGTCACCTTCCTGAACTTGACGCCGGTGATTCTGGTCGTGTGGGTGCTTTCCCCGATGACGGTGCCGTCCGCTATGGGACAATCATTTGGGTTATTGCTGTCGTTGTCGCACGAGTACATCGTGACCGTGCGGTACCAGGTCCCGCTGGTGACGCAAATCTCGTCCGGGCACTCGCACCAGACGTTGCAGCAGCTGTCCGGCTCCCCGCAGCAGCATGCACGGTGCAGGCTCATTGCCAGTCGTAGTCCGCAATGGTCCAGCCGCGGAGGCCCGCGGCGTCATGCCAGCCGAGGTCGACGAACTTGCCCGCCGCCTCGTCAAACGCCGCCAGGCGGACCTGGCCCCGGGCCTCGAGCACCATCCGAGGCTCCCCCGGCGGGGCCACCGGCGGGAGCGTCTCGCATCCGGTCGATAGCACGGCGGACGCCGTCCCGATGGCGGCTGCCGCGTACCACCCGCACCGAGGGGTCAGCCCAGCGGTCGAGCAGAGCCACCAGTACGGCCACCACAACGCCACCAAGAAGCACGCCAAGTTCGGCCACGTCACTTCGGCTCCTCGACATAGGCCGCGGCCTTGGCGTCGCGGGCGAAGATTAGGCCGAGCCCGCTCAGGACCGCGGCCACGGCCACGGCGATGTCCGGGTTGGTGGCCGGGTCATGGTCGACGAGGGCCTGCACGGCGCCCGCGATGGCCATGATGACGGTGGTGATTCCCAGCGTGGTGGTGCGCCAGCTCTTGGTGTTCATCGTGTCTCCAGTTGTTCGAGGCGCCGGTGGTGCGCCTTCGTGCGTTCATCAAGGGCCTCGATGCGGGCGCTTAGTGCACCCAGCTTTGAATACAGGAAAGCGGCCGCCGACCAGCTTGCCGCGAGCGAGCCGATGATGGCGTAGACGGTTTCGACGGTCACGACAGGATCTCCGCCCGCCTGGCGGGCGTCAGGATGTTGAGGGATACGAGGTAGTCCATGCCCGCCGCGGTCACGGGGTCGTCTGACACGACCTCCTGGGCCGCCTGCGAGAACATCAGGAAGTCAGCCAAGGCGGCGTCACTGACGCTGCCGACGCGGATCGAGGCGCGTTCCGCCGCGGTGAAGCGGGCGAGGAACTCGTAGGAGGTCCATCGGGGTGCGTCGAAGGTCCAGCCGTTCCAATAGCGTCCGATCGCGCAGCCGTCGCCCGGCTTGGTCTTCACCCACCGGACGTTCACCGGCTCATGGGCGACCAACTGAACCACCCTGCCGTCGATGTCGAGAATGGCGTACGTCATCGGGTCACCTCGGCCTTGTGGTAGATGTAGTCGTTGCGGATCTGCCGGGCCGTGTTTCCGACGGTCTTCCGCATGTTGACTCCAACGCCGAGACGGTCGGTGGATCCGGGCATGTTCGTCGTGTGGGTCGCCACCAGGGTGCCGTCGATGTAGAACTTGGCTTCGGTGCCGGCCCCGTTGACCTCGATGCGGAGCTTGTTGAAGGTGCCCGCGGTCACGGCCACGTTGCTGTCGGTCAGGGTTTCCGTTGAGGCGGAAACTGTGACGCATTCCCAGTCACCGCCGTTGACATCGTCGGAGTATCGGAAGTAGGCGCCTTCCCCCGGCGTTGCCGTCAGCGATTCAAAGAACCCCGCGTACAGGATGTAGCGTTCCGTGGAGGTGCTCACTTGCGAGACGCACGTGATGGACGTCTCGAACACGTGCGCCCCGCCGGTGAACTCCATGGCGTCCTGGTTGTTGCTGCCGATGAAAGACCGTCCGGCCGAGGTGCTTCCGGTGCCGTGGGTCGCCAATCCGAAGCGGGCGTTTCCACCGCCCGGGATGGTGAAGACCACGTTGGCCCCGGTCCCGTTGGTGACCGAGGCCCATGGCGCCGTGGCTGCTCCGAGGAAGTCGTTCCAAGATTCGCTGGTCGTGGCGGGGTTGAACGCCGAACCACCGGCCGTGGCGGGCGCCCACGCCGAGCCGTTGTAGGTCAGCACCTGCCCGCTGGTGGCGCTGCCGGCGGTGAGGTCGCCGACGCCGTGGGTGTGGGTCGCGGCGGCCGCCCCGATGTCGGCCGGGGCGAGGGCGTCGGTGCCGCCCGTCGCATGCGAGGTCTTGTGGGTGGTCGGCGTGCGGGCGTCGGAAAGACGGGCGTCATTGCCCTGGCAGACCTTGCCGGATGCCGTGCCGAAATCCACCGTGAGCGTCACCGCAGACGCCAGCGTGCCGCCGCCGGTGAGGCCGGTTCCCGCAACGATCGAGGTGGCGTCACTGACGACGCCGTCCGTGACGAGGCTTGAGCCGTTGAACTTGAGGCCCGTGCCCAGGCTGATTTCCGAGACGGTCCCGGCCGTGGCTTCGGGGCGGCCGATCAGGCGGCGGGCGGCGGCTGTCTGCTGGATCTTGGCGTAGGTCACCGCCCCGCTGTCGATCGTCCAGGTGGCACCGGACGCGGACACCGTGATGTCGCCCTTGTCGCCGTCGGCGATCCCCCCGCCGCCGGTCACCGTCTGGTTCAGGACGGTGTTGCAGCTGGCGACCACGGCCGAGCCGTCGTCGTTCACCGTGATGCTGGTGCAGTTGCCGCTCGGGCTGACGGTCATGGCTTGTCCTCAACGATGACGGTGCCGCTGGTCACGAAGACGTTCCCGCCGGTGGGCGTGATCAGGAAAAACCGGTGCGAGCCGCTCTCCGGGAAGCTGTTGATGGCCGTCGGCACGTTGATCGTCACCAGCCCGTTGGTGGTGCCGAGCGATATCCCGCCGTTCGAGGTGGTCAGCGGGGTGATCGCCGCGTCCGTGTCGTCCAGGCTCGTCAGCCGCATCTCGGCCGTGTAGTTGGTGAGGTCGACGGGCGCCTCGGGCGAGCCGGCCTTGTAGACGAATGTCTGCACCTGGGGCCGGTTGTAGTTCAGGCGTATGTTCCACTGCTGGCTCATGGGCATTCCCCGTCAATGGCGTTGACCTTGTCGAAGACCCAGAACACCTTGCCGGTGGTGTCGCGGATCGGGAACATGAGGCAAGGCGTGTCGATGGCGATCGGCTTCACCTTGAAGCCTGCGGGTACGTTGCTCGGAGAGCCGAGCGGAGCCCACCTCGTGGTCGTGTTCGCCAGCTCGTTGAGGTTGTACGCGTACCCGGCGCGGGCGTAGGCGATGCCGTTGGTCTTGGTGGCCACGCTTGTGCTGGACGCGGTCATCCGCACCTCGGTCCACTCGTACTTCCACTTCAGGTCCGCCGTCACCACCGTGTGCATGACGATCTGTCCGACGATCGGGCCGATGCCCGTGCGGAAGTTCTCGAGCTCGCGGGCGGTCGAGAACCCCGCGTTGGCGCGGTCGAACGTCGACGCCGCAAGGCGATCGCCCTCGACCATCGCCGTGCGGATCCCTCTCACGGGGTCACCCCGAACTCGGCCTTGAGCAGGCGGTCATAGGCCCACGTTCCCGTCGGCAACAGCGTGCTCGCGTTCCAGTTGGTGGCGTCGACGTTCGCCCGCTTCCAGCGGACGTCGGACGCCTGGCCGTTGGTGGTGTCGGTCTTGATCCGGCCGTCCGTGTCCCGCTTGGCGACCTGGTCGAAGAAGTACCAGACGTCGTGCAGGAACGTGATGCGGGCGGTGTAGTACTCGTCGTCGAGGTGCTGGAATCCGACATCGGTGAGGAGGCAGCTGTACGCCGGGAATCCCAAGAACGCGGCGTTGTTGAGGGTCATGCCGTGCGTAAACCAAGCGGTGTCGTACGCGGTCAGGTCCGTCTGGAACGAGTCGATGACCGAGACGAGCGACACCGTGACCTGCGGCGCGGGGATCATCACGGGGTTGCCTGCCTCGTCCAGCTTGGTGCCGCCGATGTCCGCGCTGCTCTCGAGCGTGGTGCCGGTCGGAGGGGCCGACGTGCTGGCGATGTCCCGATAGATGGCCATCGACCTGGTGCTCGGCTGCACGCTCCGGTTCACCGGCAGCAGTGCCTTGGCCGCCGTGGCCGAGTCCCGCCGCAGCGTGTACCGGGTGCCATAGGTCAGGGTCAGCTCGGCCATCCAGCCC